TGTAACCCTCTAACCACGTCAGCAAAAGAATCTGGGTCTCTAATGACTTCTGTTTTTGCAATTGCGTTAGCAGTTGCAGTAGAACTCATGTGTCCCCACAAAATTTTGTAGTAGTCAGATGTTGATGAAGCCGCAAAGTTATTCGTCATATAACATTTGAAGCCTTGAATTTGTCCTGCTGTGACTCTGCCATTTCTTAATTCAGATTTAGCATCGCCAGTAACAGACGCATCCATTAGTTTCGCTGAAGCTTGAGCAAGCTGCTCATACCATTCAGGCGAACCTAGGAACCATCTATTTTCAGTAGGAACGTCAGCACCATGTAATCTCTTAGCACAGTTAGCCATAATATTCAAAGGGTCAGTTTCAGAAGTACCGAATCCGGTATCTGTTCCTGAGCCGTCTGAACCTACAGTTGTACCTGCATTAGAGACCATAGCAGCGATGACGTTTGCATCGTAAGAGTCTTTTAGAGCATAAGCCCCAGAAGACGTAGCCAAAGATTCCCAGTTTACGTGAGATTGTCTTTCTTCAATATCGTCAACTTTAAAAGCGAAAGCATTTGCTTGGTCTACTACTAATTGAAGTTGGTCATCTGCTAAATTTTGAATAGCAATATGTCCGCCTCTAGTATAAGAATTTACACTTATGCTTGGCTCTTTAATAATATTAACGGTATCTCCGAAATTTTCAATATCTCCTGCATAGTCAGTGTTGGTAATATCCTCTACGACTGATGCAGTTCTGAAGAACTTTTGGACTTTTTGGCTGTATATTACAGGTAGCCAATTACCCGATGGTAAGTTGGTATAACCTGCACCTTTTGCTACTGCCATAATTTCCTCCAGTTAAGGTTTAGTTTGTGATTCTACCTTCTCTTCTAGCACTATCTATTTCGTTTTCGAATTTAACAAATTCTTGCGGTTTAAGTTTTTTAATCTCATTCATAGACCATACTTTTTTACCTTTAAGGTCTTTTTCTGAACTACGAGCTGTAGATGTTACAGCTTTTGATGCCTCTTTTTTATCATCCTTCTTACTAGCTTCTATCTTCTTTATTCCCTTATCCATTTTATAAAGGTCTATAGCTCTTGAAGCTAAATTTGCATTATTAAAATTATCGTAAAGCCAACTTTGAATTACACCATCTTGGACAGATGCCCAATCGTGAAAATCTTGACTCTCTCTAATTTTTGTAAAATCAGGATGCAACTTTAACAATTCAACTTCCGCCCTATCCTTTGAAACCTTTTGTTGGTCAACTTCAAGTTTGGCAAGTTTATCGGTAAGCTGTTTAGATTTATCATCTGCTTCCTGATGTGCTACTGTTTTAATAACATCATACACATCTGGATACTCTTTTCTCCATTCCTCCAATTCCTTTTTGTCCTTGGGTGGAATAAAGTTTTGAGATGCATTCTCTACTTGATGTTTAAGTTTAAAAACTTCTTCCTTGTGCTTTGTTAGTGTAGAATCATAATGACGTTTTAGGTCATCATACCTTTTTTTAAAAACCTTGTCTTCAGCATTAACAGGGCGTTCTACTTTTTCTGGAGTTGCCTCTTGAGCCTCGTCAGTCTCTTTATCGGTGTCCGTACTTGGAACGGTTGCTGTCTCATCTGTCTTTGCCCCATCCAACTCGTTTTGATACTTGTTATGATAAGGTCTTGGTTCTAAAAAGGGTGTTTCTTTTTTTTCCTCAACAGACTCCTCTACCTTATGCTTTGGTTCTGTTGAAGTTTCTTCTAGTTTTTTTTCTTCCATTTTATCCTCCTATTGGGTGCTGTGGAAAGCAGGTCGCCCAGAGCTTGGGGCCGAACTAGACGGGTTGTGGTCGTTGAACCATTCCCCCACCTTGTGGTTGTTCGGGTGGCCTGTTTGCAAACCCTTCTCCTCCCCCTTGAGCCATTGCCGGTTGTGGCTGTGGCATAGGTTGAGCAGTTGGTTGCGTCTCCTCGATACCAGATTCCAGTATATCAAAAAATATACTAATCTCTGAACCGAAAACTTTTATTGTTATGTCTCTAAATTCCGGTGTTAAACTTTGTGTTAATACTTGTTTTTCCTGTGGAGATAACTGTTGAACTCTTTGTTGAAATTCTTGTATTTGCTGTTCTTGATTTTGTCCTTGGTCTTGTCCTTGAGCCTGTTGATTAGGCATAGCATCACCTTGATTGGGCATAGCTTCACCCCCATCACTTACAGGTGGTCTCTGTGCCATTGGCTGTGGTTGATTGTTAGGTTGTTCTAATGCCATTCTATCTCCTTGTTATGCAGCTTTTAATTTATTATCTAATGTTTCAATGTGTTCATCATCATAATCTGCAAATTCATTATTATTAATATTGAATATTCCACCTTTAACTATAGGAACATAAACAAATTCTGGTTTATCATTTATTCTAAATGAATCTGGATGATTAGAAACATATATCCAATTATTATTATATTTAACTTTATGACTTCCAGTAACTTTAACATCATTAATGGAATACATATCTTCATTTAATTTTAATTTAACCATTCCAAGAATTTCTATTCTATTAATGAAGTCACCCGGTTGTAAATCTTTCATTAATTTATTTCCAATTAATTGGTGTGGATGGAAACACGTTTTACGTTCTGCTCTCTCTACTACTGGCTCTGGTCTACCATCACCTTGATCTTTTGGTTGCCAAGTATCTTTTTGAGGTTCATCTTTTTTTGCCATTGCTTTAAGTCTTTCCCTAGCTTCTTCTGCCTCTCGTGCATCCTTTAATTCCTGTTCTCTTCTTTGCTCTAATTCCTGTTCTCTCTTTTCATCTTGTGTATTTCCTATTGTATCTCCATTGCCACCATTTGTTATAATATCTTTTGTTTCTGAATCAACAACATTACCAGTGTAAATACCATTTACAACATTACTAGATATATAATATTCACTGCTAGGGTCTGTATATAAACTTTTTAATTTACCAGTTTTTTTATCAATCATTCTGGCTAAAACATCCGTTGGAATATGTCCTCCATTTGC